CTCCAACTTTGGCTTCCTGTGGTTACAGAAAGGACAGTGGAAGGCATAATTATCTCTAGCTCTTTTATGAGATTTTCCTAGTATATTCTCAATAGAACCGAGTAGGAAAGTATAATCCATACAAGTATCCGTAACTATTATCTTATAATATAAGAAAAATAATTCTAAATATCAACTAATTTAAGGTGATTTTTTTGATTAACCATAATATTAGAAGGTCTAATATCTAATTCATCAGGGTCAATTCCTAATCTTTCTGCTTCTGCTTCTACAGCTTCTATCCATTCCTCCGGTATTTCTCCTTTGAAATCTCCTAGGACCTCCATTTGAATTATACCTAACTTAGTATCTAATGTTTCAACGTCGTAGATATGAGCAAAATTGTTTGTTTTTTTACCTTTAAGAATATGTGCGTGTTCTAATTCAATTTCGTCAGTAGTGACTTTGTAAACACGGCCATTAAGTAGATAAGCAGCTCCATAGTCTCCAGAGCCTAGGTATTTACCTCCTTGGTCTTTTATTTTATCTATTTCCTTTTCAAACTCTGGATCGTAGTATAAAATTTCTCCTAATATGACATGTGATAGTCTCATACATTTTAATCTAACCCTGAGGTTCTTCCTGCTTGTCTTTCTTTATCTAGCCAAGCCGCTTTTCCTTGTGTATAGGAATCTTTATCGTTTCTAAATTTATCATCTAGAATTTGAATTCGGTCCCATTTAGAATCAGCTTCAACATCTATTCTAATATTAACATCTCCATATCGATCCATAACTCCAGCTTTCCAGCTTTCTAAATCATTACCACTCATTACTTGTCTGTATGAATCATTTGGGTTAGGGAAGCTTAAGCCGAACATAGGAATCTCTCCGAACATACCTTTAACTACATTGAACGTTAATTGACTTAGTTTCATAGTAGCTTGTCTTCTTCCTGGTGCTTCTGATAGAATAATATCTGTTAGTTTCATAGCTTTATCTTTACGCATATAAATAGTTTATAAAAGCTTAATCGGTGGAGATTCCTGTAATTTTAACATTATACCCTCTTTCCTATTATGTAGCATATAAGGTTCAGCATTTTCAATATAGGGTAAAATATGAGCAGGGATAGTGCGATACGGATAGGGATTCAATATTTCTGAACCATCTTTACGGTCAGGCTGTGTAGTGCTAGCCCACATTTTCATTGGATGATCATCTATTAGAAATCTAGTATTTTCCATATGCTGTACCTGTCTGATAAAAGAGAAATTTGGAGCGTAAGACTTTCCGAGCTCTAAAGCGCATATGTCTAATAGTACGTCTAAAGGGTATTCTATTTTTTCTGAGCGTTGGTATAGGTACCTAGCAAAAGGCTTTGAAATCATATATGCATGGGCACCGTAGGATAAATAAGTATCAGGTATTTTTATAATCTTATTAAGAGGTTCTCCTATTACTCTATTATCTGATTTTCCCCACCAAAATATATTGTATGTTGTATTTCTTATAAACTTAAGAATTTTTAGAAATTCTCCGTTTAAAACAGCTTCTTGGGTAAAGTAGGGTGTTAGCCTTGCATCGTCCTCCATTACTAAAAAACTTTCGGTATTGTCCTCAGAGTTACGAGATATAATTTTCTCCCATACTCTTCTATGAGATTCATAGCAACCTAGTATATTTTCAGTTAAGGCGCCTTCACCACACCAAAAGGTTTCTAATCTACCAGAAGAAATTAAATGATTTATGTCTATTTCAGACCCCATTGTGGCGTCTACAAATTCAAAAGTAAAATCTGAGAAGTGACTCCAGTCTTTTTCAAAGGCTGTTCTTCTTGCTTTATTAGCAAAGTCATTTATAACAAATATTTTCTCAGCTCCAAATTGCTTTAGGCTGGTTTTATTTGGTTTATACACCATTGTAACTTTATTTTCCCTGTCCTCTATAAGACTTAGCGTAATTTTTAGAGCCCTTTAATTTAGATGTTTTGCTTTTAGCATGCACACCAGGTCTCTTTTTCTTAGGCTTATCATAATAGTTGCCTAAGGCTATTCCTTTTGCCATATTTTTACTTTTAAGTTTCCTGTTCCTTTGATTAATCTATGGTAGGTCTCTTTAGGAATAAAGATACGATTAATTTCTTGAGGAACCTCGTTATCTAATTGAAATTTCCAATCTGTGTCATGGAGAGCTTCGACTATGCGGTCTTCTTTATCTCTATGCCATACAAATTCAAACGGAGAAGAAAGGTGAGAAAACTCCCTAATTATATAACCGTCTTTTTTTATTTCTGAGTAAGGTCTACCAGTAACCTGAGAAGTTTGATCCACCGCCTAATGATTTCCAGTAACGGCCAATATTACATGACCAGTATCCTGCTTTTGTTTTATCTTTCTTAGTTGCACATTTATGACGTGCCGCAAAGGATGCTCTTGCACCTCTTTGTTTAAGTTTAACTGAGAGGCCGGTATCACCAAATGAAACTTTTTTAACGTTACCTTTTTTACTTTTTACGTAAACGTAAAATTTCTTAGAACCACCTCTTTTAGGTTTGTTAAGTTGTACTTTTTTACCTCTGTATTCTGCTTCAGAGATATAATCTACTGATGCTTTTAACATATCAAAGCCGCTGTAGTCTAAATCCTCATTTAGTTTGACTGCTTTTCTGAATGTTTCCATATTAATAGTAGCACCCATCGATTCAACTAGCTCTTTTACTAGTTCGTAATCTATCATTTCGTCTATTCCTGCTCCCTCATCTAGTAGGTCTTCATTTTCTAACATTTCATCGATCAAAGAACCAATTTCAAATAAAGGATCTTTTCCAGAGGATACCATTGGAAGATCAAGAGGAACTTTCATTCCATTATAATCACCGTATTCTCCGATATCGGTATTTTCAATTAGATATAAATCTTCTTCATTAAGTACGATTTTACCGTCTCTAAGGGCTTGTCTTGCTTCAGTGAATAATTGTATAAAGGCATCAGAGCTATAACGGTAGACATTCTCATGTAAAGAGAGACCATTGTCTACGTGGTACTGTAATGAAGGTAGTCCTACTAGTTCTTGTATCTTAATCATAATTAAAATCTTTTCTATAAAATTTTCCTAGAACGTTATCGTTTATGTAGTTATCACGATTTTCTAGTACTTCATTTATAAATAGGTGTTTACATTCAAAATATGTTAATAGCTTCTTATTAGGTACAAAGTCTAATATTCTTTTTTCAAAATCTGCTCGTAAATCATTTGATTCACTTACAAGTTTTTTTATGTGAGGATGTGATCCGTAATATTCTTTCCAATCTGATTCTGTTACCACTTTTTGCTTTAGGGGTGTTCTTCCTCCTATACCTTTTGCCTTTCTTTCTTCTCTCAAAGCTTCAAGGGCTTTTTTTCCTAGTCTTTTGTTTCGTTCAAAGTATAGTACTTTTTTTCCTATATACTTTAAACCGGATGGCTTATGTAAAGTTTCATAAATGAAACCGTAAGTGCCTTCTGGCATGTCTGAAATATCTGTAATAAGCCTACCCTGAAAAGTCCAGGTAGGTAGTGTTGGCATGTTCATATGTTTAAGTTTTGTCGCTAGAGCTTAGCTTTTAGCTCATCTATCTGTAACTGTTGTTCTTTAACAGCTTCTATTAATAACGCGACTATTTTCTCATAACGTACTGCTTTATAGCCATCGTCTCTAGTTCTTACTAGCTCAGGTAATACTGCTTCAATTTCTTGAGCAATTACTCCGATATCGTGGCCGGTATGTTCTGATTTATCATTCCAATCAAAACTTACTCCATTTATTTGTTTTATTTTTTCAATAGGGTTGTAGATAAGTTCTACATTATCTTTTAATCTTCTATCTGAAGAGTGGTACGCAACTATGTCCCCAGTAGAGTATATAGAACCGCTTACTGTAAGGTTATGTCCAACAGTGGTTCTACCGTCTGCCTTTACTTGAAAAGCTAGTTTGTCGTAACCACCGCCTGAATAGTAATCTCCGTCACCGGAAATGACTGCGAAAGAATCTGTAGTGCTATTATCTCTAACGCCTATAACTATATGTCCTTCTGCATCTCCTTCGATTAAACTACCTGCTTCTGTTCCTCCTACTAATCCAGTTACGTCAGTATCAGAAGGGGTAAAATCTCTAATAGATGTTCCGTTAATAGTTAAAATATCTCCGTCAAAAGTAAGATTACTTTCTCCATTTAAAGTACTGTCGCCATTAGCTGTTAGTACTCTATTATTAGCATCATTGTTGATTGTGATTGTCCCTGCTGTTAATGCTGCTAGAGAAGATGATACAGAACTAAATCCATTCAATGTCAAATCAACAAATGTAGGGCTATCTATTATTTGT